TGTCGCCAAGGGCGACACCGTCGGACGCAACCAGATCGTGGCCATCACCGTCGGCTGGGTCGACGAGTGGATCGCTGAGCAGGCGTCGGTGACGCCGTGACCGAGCCCGCCTACCTCCGCATCCCCCCCAGCGAAGCCGAGGCACACCGGGCCGAGCTGACGATCGCAGCCCTGTGGGTGATGAATGATCGGGGGCGGGCTCACCCTCGTCGAGGTTCTCATGCACCTCGGCTGGCGCACCGACTCCCGGGTCGATGCCGGCCCCGGCCGCGAAGCCCGTCGACACCCGCTCGCACGTCGCGACCCGGCGTGACGCGAACACCTCGACGTCGCCGTGGCGTTCGGGGCCACGGCCATCGACCCGGCGAAGAAGCCCCGCGGCTCTCGCCTCGTCGCGCTCGACGACGTGCCCGCGCTGCTCGCTGGAGACGCTGCCAAAGACGCCGCGAAGAAGGATCCGCCGTGATGTTGCGTGACTACCAGCAGCGCTCGATCGACATGCTCTACGAGTGCATGTCGACGAAGGAAGGCAACCCGTGCCTCGTCTTGCCGACGGGGGCGGGAAAGAGCCACGTCATCGCTGCGCTGTGCAAAGACGCGCTGACGCAATGGCCAGGCACACGCGTGCTCATGCTCACCCACGTCGGCGAGCTCATCACGCAGAACGCCGAGAAGATGCGCCAGCACTGGCCCGGTGCACCGATGGGGATTTGTTCGGCGAGCCTCGGGCGGAAGCGTCTCGGCGAGCCCATCACCTTCGCCGGCATCCAGACGGTGCGCACCAAGGCGGACCGCATCGGACATGTTGACCTCGTCATTATCGACGAAGCACATATGTGCTCGCACAAAGACGAGGGCGGGTACCGCAAGCTGATCGGCGAGCTCACAGTGATCAACCCAGCGCTGCGCGTGGTCGGGCTGACGGCGACACCATGGCGTCTTGGGCACGGTCTCATCACCGAGAAGCCGGGGATCTTCGATCACCTGGTGGAGCCGGTGACCATCGAAGAATTGCTTTTCAAAAAGCATCTGGCGCCGTTGCGCTCCAAGGTGACGAAGCTGCGATACGACACCAGCGACGTCGGCACTGCGCGCGGTGACTTCAAAGAGGCCGAGCTTGCCGCGGCTGTCGACACCGACCCGCAAAATCTCGCCGTGGTGGACGAGGTCATAGCGCAAGCTGGCGAGCGCAAGGCGTGGTTGTTCTTCTGCTCCGGTGTCGAGCACGCACGCCACATCGCTGCCGTGCTCGAGCAGCGCGGTGTGCCGGCAGCGTGCGTCACCGGCGACACGCCGAAGGCAGAGCGCAAGGATATCCTCGGGCGATTCAAGCGTGGCGAGCTGCGCGCGGTGACGAACGCCAACGTGCTGACGACGGGATTCGATTATCCGGACATCGACCTGATCGCCATGCTGCGGCCGACAAAAAGCCCCGTGCTCTACGTGCAGATGGCGGGGCGTGGCCTGCGGCCGAAGAGCCACACCGACCACTGTCTTGTGCTCGACTTCGCTGGCGTCGTCGAGACGCACGGCCCGATCACGCGCGTCGAGCCGCCGAAGAAGAAGGGCAAAGGCGACGCGCCGACGAAGGTCTGCAAGGAATGCGGCGAAATCTGCCACGCCAGCGTCAAGCAGTGCCCCGCCTGCGGCACCTGGTTCGAGGTCGTCGCCAAGGACAAAGATCTCAGCCTGCGCAACGCTGACATCATGGGCGAAGACCTCGACGCCGCGCTGGAGATGACGGTCAAAGAATGGGTCTGGCGCCGCCATGTCTCGACGACGAGCGGCAAAGAAATGTTGCAGGCCACCTACTACGGGAGCGACCTCATGGCGCCCGCGGTGACGGAATACATGACGGTCACGCACGATGGCTTCGTCGGAGAGCGCGCGTGGCGCACCGTGAGCGCGATTGCGGACCACTGCCGCGCCAGTGGGCACAAGTTCGCCGATGGCTGGCTGACGGCCTCTCTGAGCGACGTAGCGGCCTCTCTGAGCGCGGCACCACCGCCGGACACCGTGCGCTACGTGCGCGAAAAGAAGTTCTTCCGCGTGCTGGCGCGAAACTGGAGCAAGGGATGACGTTTACTGTTCTCGTCGACGACATGCGCCTCGTTCTTGCATTGATGCCCGCCGAATCCGTCGACAGCATCGTCTGCGACCCGCCTTACGAATATGGCTTCATGGGGAAGGCATGGGATTCGACGGGCGTCGCCTTTGACCCTGCGACGTGGGCCGCGTGCCTGCGTGCCCTCAAGCCCGGCGGGCATCTGCTGGCGTTCGGCGCGACCCGCACGGTGCATCGCATCGCGTGCGCGATCGAAGACGCTGGATTCGACATTCGTGACCAGATCGCGTGGATGTTTGGGTCAGGCTTCCCCAAGTCTCACGACGTCAGCAAAGCGATCGACAAGGCGGTTGGCCAGTGGCGCGGACGAGCTGGCGCGGCGCATGTGGTCAAGCGTTCATTTGGCCAGCTTTACGAGCGGACCGACAAAGGCGACCCGATCACCAACGATGCAAAACAATGGCAGGGCTGGGGGACCGCGCTCAAGCCTGCGATGGAGCCCGTCATCGTCGCACGCAAGCCGCTCGTCGGCACTGTCGCTGCAAACGTGCTGGCACACGGCACGGGGGCAATCAACGTCGACGGTTGCAGGATCGGCGACGAGGTCATGATAAATCAGCCTGGGCCAACGGCTCCACGCCTCGCAATGGGCGGTGGATGGCGTGAGGATGCATCACCGACGCAAGCAGTCGGCCGCTGGCCCGCCAACGTGATCCTCGACGATGAGGCGGGGCAAGCGCTCAACGAGATGAGTGGTACACTGGCGACGTCACGGTTTTTCTACTCGGCGAAGGCTGACGGCGCCGAGCGCGATGCGGGTCTTGAGAGGTTGCCGTCGATGTCGCCGGGTGAGATCGTCAATCGCGCTGAAGGCAGCGTCGGGATCAGCAGTCCAGGTGCAGGTGCAGGCCGCTCCGCTGACGGTCGACGCAATATCCACGCAACCGTGAAGCCAATCGACCTCATGCGCCACCTCTGTCGTCTCGTCACCCCACCCGGCGGTGTCGTCCTCGATCCGTTTTTCGGCAGCGGCACGACGGGCGTCGCCGCGATCCTTGAGGGCTTCGACATCATCGGCGTCGAGATGGACACCGCACATGCATGCATCGCTTGGCACCGCTGCGATGAATGGAGCCGTCGCCAACTCGCGCCGGGCAGCAGCGCCAGGGCAGCCGCAAAGAAAGTCCGCAAGGGCGAAAAAATACCAGACCTTTTTCGCCCGTAGATCCGCCTACTTGCCCGCTTGCTGCTTTTTTCTTGCGCGGACGCTTGACTTTGCGGGCGGGCGTCCGTAGAATCTGATCACACCCTGCGACTCCGGTCGCAACCAGAGGCAAAGCATGCGTCGAGCACCTGCGCAGCTACGACACGCACGAGACGCTGCGATTCCTCGGCAAGCCTGGCGACGTCTTCGAGGTCCGCCGCCCAACGTGAGCACACGCCGCAGGGCTGGCGGCGAGTGCAGGACTGATTCTCTCTCGCCCTGCCCACTCTCGGGCAGGGCCTCTCTTCTCTTCTCTCGGAGCAACACCATGAACATCGTCCGTCGCAACCGTCTCTGGGTCCTGTACGTCGGCGACACGGCCGTTGTTGCGGGCACCTTCGCCGAAGTCTTTGCCGCAGCGAGGGCGTCATGACCCGCCTCGACACCCTGCGCGAGATGCGCCGCGCCCTGCGCTGCTGCGGCCTTGATACCCCAGCGCTCGACGCCGAAATCCAAGAACTGGAGAACGAAGCCGCGCCGGCACCCATCGTCGCCTACGCCCCGCAGACGCGCCCTGACGTGCCCTACGAGGTCTTGACGCCGTACCAGCGCACCGGGGGGATTGGTGGCTGACCCCATCGTTAGCTTTTCGGTTGCGCTTGACCCCGTGGCGAAGGGCCGGCCTCGCTTTGGCGGTGGCCGCACGTACACCCCAGAGAAGACCGCGTGCGGCGAAGCAGGGTTCACCAGGAGCGCCGCTGCGGCCCTGGCCAGGTGTCGGCACTTACTGCCGCTCGCCGGGGCGTTGCGGACCGATATGGTGTTCACCATGCCCGCCCCCAGAAGGCCAAAGCCGCACCAGATGCCGGGCATGCCGCACACGCAGCGCCCAGACCTCGACAACTTAGTCAAGCTGGCGTGTGACGCCCTGAACGGGTTGATGTGGACCGACGACGCACAGGTGGCATGTGTCTCCGCTGCAAAGGTTTGGGGCAGTGAGGGACGCACCGACGTCAAGGTCTGGCAAGAAAAACCCAAGTCCGCCGTGCTCGACGACACCGACGGCGACGACACAACCAACGAGGTGAAGCGATGACCCTGATTCTTGATTGTCTCGCCATCGTAGAGCCCGGCTACCGTGCGCCTGACGCTGCGCGCCCCGTCGACGAGCCGCGAATCAAGCCCGCCTATCGGATGTGCGCGTGCGGCGTCGAGGAAGTGGTGGACGGCCGCACGATGTGCAAGCCGTGCATCGCGAAGACGCCGAGCGGGCGAGCGGAGCAGACTCGTAAGAACCGCCGCGGGAACATCGTAAACAGCCAGCGCCTCAAAGCCAAGAACGCGCGCTTGGCGACCTTGCCGCCGTGTGCCTGCGGTCGTCCAGCCAAGGTCGGCGCAACGTGTGGTCGTCGGAGATGCCGATGAAGATTTTTACAACAAGTGAGCCCATCATGAGTGAACAGCAGCTGAAGCGACTCCAAGCGGCGCAGCAAGCCGTCGATAATTTGGCTGACGGCGCCTATCATGAAGCGCGCGAACACCTCTTTGCGCTGGAGCTTTGTCGCACAGAGCTGCTTGCCATTGACGACGAGGTCCGCAGCGTTCTCGGCAAAGACCACGCCGGCGGCGTGCTCGGGGTGCGTGCACTGGCGTTGCTGGCTGCGAAGAAACTGGCGAAGGTGAAGAAATGAGCGCGTGGGCCAGATTCCAGCGGTGCGATGAATGCGGCGTTGACGCGGGCCTTGCGTGCCGCGACGACGACGACATCGCCAAGGTGAAGCCGTGCCGAGGCCGCGCAAGAAACACGCAGGCCAAGCCCTCGTGTTTCTGGTGCGGCGACAAACTCAAGTTGAACGGTCGAGGCATGAGCGCTGAGCGTCCATGTTGCGACAACGAAATCTGCCAACGTGTCCGCAAGCGAATGCACATGACCGAAACTAGAGCACGGAGCAGAGAATGAACACTGACGCCGAGAAACTTTCGATCATCGCCGAGGCCTTCGCGACCATCTTCGACTTGACTGCCGACAGCAACCGTGTTGCATGGGCGAGGCAGCGCATCAAAGACGCGCTTGACGGGTACCTAATCCACGTGGTCAGCGCCGCAACTTATGCGGGCGCTGTCACAAGGTACGAGCAGGCTGAGAAGATGCTCGCAACGTGTCGCGAAGAAAATATGGAGCTCGCCAATGAGCTGGCAAAGCCCGTGGCATGATCGATCAACTCTCGCGCAGCGTGATGGCAAACATGCCGATCGACACCGAGGGCATGCCCTGACTACGTCGGCGCCACGGGCGGCTTCATTCGCTTCAGCACCCGGACGGCTTTGACCTTGTAGTGTCTGCCGTCTTTCCACCCTGACGGACCTTCGAGCGTCGCCACCGACAGCACGCCAGTCTTTCCCGTTGCGGGATCCGTAAACGTGATGCCGTTCTCCGACACCATGATCGCTAGAACAAAGTGGTCGGGCGCTTCGTCGCCGTGAGGGCGAGCGGCGTTGTGGTCGACGTGCAGGAGCACGAGTTCTTTGCTCAAGATGGCGCGCATGATGACGGCACGCATTACCGAAAAGCCCTCAATGCGTGGTCCTGCCTCGATGCCTTCTGCCGCCGCCAACTTGTCGATGATGGCCATCGATTTCACGAACGCGCCAGCCTTGCGCCCGCGCTCGTTGGTGATGCGTGGGTCGGCATCTGTCTCGCCGGGCACCAAGAGCAAAGCAGCCTCGCGAATGCAGCAGACGAGGCATCCGGAATTCCGAAACGACGACGTTCCATCGCCGACGGGTTCGTCTGCCCACTCCGTGAAGCCTTGACGGATGGTCACTTGGGCGGACCGCTGACCTTGGCATCTTTCGCCAAGAGCAAGCCGCCACCGGCGACGATGGGGGCGATTTCGCGAGCGAAATCTTTCACGGCCGGGGGGACACCGGGAGCAAAGGCGAGAACGCCCAGCAGCAGCGACGTGAGCCCGCCGCAGGTGGTGCGCCAGCTGCGGCCGAAGATCTTGGTCATGAATCGGTCAAGGGCGCCGTCGTGGGCGGGGTCGGGTGCGTTGCTCATAGATTACCTCTCATTCGCGGTTGTCGTTGCGTCGTGGTGTTGCGTGCTGGATCAACTTCTCGGTGCGGGCGAATCCGTCGTGGATGTCGCGGCGAAGACTCTCGACAGACTCTTTCAGGGCGACAACGGATTCAGCCGATGCCTTCATTGCAAGCGTGGCAGCGATGGCGTCGACGCGAGCGCTTAACCCTGCGTGGCTCGCCGCAGCGTCGCTAATGAGCATGTCCTGCGCCTGAGACTTTCCGGTCAAGGTTTCAATCTTCTTCTCGGTCGAGGTGTTCGCCGCGGCGAGGTGCTCGGCCTTGACCTCGGTGGAAAACATGACTCGGGCGACGCTGCCGACGGCGGTAAGCAGCGCCAACAATGCAAGGCCTATTTCGATTGTCATGGTTCGCCATCACACTGTGGGGGGTGTTGCTCGCAGGTATCGCCACGACGAGGACCATCCCAGTGCGTCATCTCGTGTTCGAGTAAGGGCAACAGCCCCTCGGTTGCCTCGTTCGAATAAAAGGAACGGCCACGAGCAAGGGATGACCCGAGCCAGAGTGTACAGGCCTCTGCTGTTTCGTTCCGACAATCACGAACGACCTCATCACGCGACTCGCAAAAGAAATCCATGCGGTTGAACACGGCGAGAACTTCGCGGTCGGTGGCCAGTGCGCGCGCTGTGTTTTCGTCGACGTCGCCACAGTCGAAGAACTCCGGTCCCCATCCGCAGGATGCGCAAAGCAAGAGGGCGACGGCAACACGCATCAGATACCATACCGCGCACTGCCGTAAGCGCGGACATTGGTTCGCTCTGTCGATGTGGCGACGGCGCCCGTTACGATCGCCTCAAGCACTCGCATGTTGGCAAAGTTACCGCCGCCGTCGCCACGGCACCCAAGACGGATGCCGCCGCCGCCGCTGGCTCCTGCGTTGCCGTTCACCTCGGCAGTGTTGTTGACTTGCAGTGTCGACGAAGCGCCGTTGAAAATCGCCGTGATGAGTCCAAACGTTGTCAACGGCAGGTTGGTGTTTGGACCAAGCGCGGCGCCTGCGCGCATTTCAAGGTTTGGCGAGACAGCGTTTTGCAAAATTTGCATGGTGCCGTTCGTCGGATTGCCATCAAGCAGCACATCGAAGATTGTCCACGTCGTCTGAGAAGCGAACAGGAACACCGTTGTCGGTTGAGCCATCGCGAACGTGACGCCCATGCTGTCGTCGGAGCCGTCGAAGTCGATGGACGGCAGGCCATTGACGGCGCCGAGTGTCCTGGTTGGTTGCGCTGCACCAGTCGCTTGCACGAGATGGTTGCCGTTGCCGCTCTGGTCGTTCCACTGGCTAACGCCGGCAGAGACGGTGACGCCGACGTCGCTCTTCCACCACCCCAAAAGAGAAGTGAGAGCAAGGGGTGAGAAGGCCGCGCCCCTACGGGGCGACATTTGCCAACCAAGGGGAGACCAAGAGCGTTGCATCATCCCACCGGTGTGAATGTGACACTGGCCGAGGTACCAATGGCGCTGGCAACAAGCCACAGCTTGCGGAGGGGCACACCGGAGCGGCTGCCTTGGATGGCGAAGTACTCGGCCTGCCCCGGCGCAATGTGGGACCCGCACGTTACCGCGAAGTCGGCGGTCATGGTGGACCGGTCGTTGCCGGTGCCCCACGCGATCGTGGCGGACGCTGAGCTGTTGAAGATCTTCACGCGCCAAAACTGGGCGCCTGGGTAGGCGGTCTGCGCGGCGAGGAACGCAGGTTGTGCCGTGACCTCGACAGCCGACGTTCCTAGGTTGGCGTTGAACGGGACGACGGACTCTTGCCCCTCGATGGGGCCAAATCCTGCTCTGTCGATGGCGGTGTTGCTCATGGTGTTGGGTCCTCAGAGAATGGGGTCTGTGACGGCGGGATTGCCGAAGACAACGAAATCGAATGCAAGATCCGTCAGCACGCCTGCAAGGTAGGTCTCGACGCGAATCAACGTCGTCGAACGTGCGACGACCTGATAAAGCTGCGCGGTGCCGGACGACAGGATGCCCGTGACCTGCACGCACACCGACGCAGGCAGCGCAACGGTCGGGACGATGTCGTACGAGCCAGCAGGCACAGCCGCCGTGCGTACGATGCTGGCCACGTTGTAGATGTTCACCGACGAGGGTGCGCCGATTGAAGACTGGCCCCCAATCATCACAGGCAGACGGCGCTGGTTCAACTTCGCCAAGTCCGCCGCGACCACAGGCTGCGCCGTGTCGTAGACCGTGGCCGTCTTCGCTTGCAGGTTGCGTGTCACCTGATTCGACCAAGGCAGCGCAATGGTGCCGTCGAAGGCGCCACCCGCCGCGTCGGGCACAATGGACGTGCCGACGATGAGGCTATTGAACGTGATGGCGTCGGAGAAGATGCGGAACCCGTACGACGCTAGCGAGTACCGTGGCACGTTCAGCCGATTGCACACGACGATTGAGAAGTCCGCCGCCGTGTAGATGTTCTGCGGGGTCCCGCTGCCGTCGACGATGAAGCCGCCCGACGTTCGCAGCGGTTGCGACGCCGACACCGTCATGGCCGCGTCGAAGAACACCGCGACGGGATTGCTCACCGGGTCCATGTTCGCCGTGCCGACGTAGATGAACCCGCCGTCAAGGGGCTGGCCATCGACGTCGTCAAAGCGCGGAAATGGCGAGAAGATGGAAACGGTCATCTGCGATCCTTATTCTTCTTCTGGAACGGGGCAGACGAACGGTTGCGGCCCTTGGGCGTGGCGATGGGTGCCGGGCCCGGTGATGCGTCGTCAAACTTCACCGCAGACCGCTGGCGCCCACGCGCAAGCTCTGGCCCCTTGCTGGCAAAACGTTTTGCCATGACGGCGTACGCTTGAGCAAGCGCCTGCTCGCGCGTAGCCCCCTGCTTCAAAAAGTGTTCGACAAGTTCAGGCGGGGGCAGAGGCGGCGCTGATGCAGCTGGCGGCGAGGGCGCGCCTCCCTTCGCCATCTTGGCTTTTTCGACGGCGTCACGGAAGCTGAACGTTTTGACAAGCCGACGGACAGCGTCTGCCGTCGCCGACGACGAAAGCCCTGTTGCGCTGCTCAGCGCAGCCACGTCCCGCGTACCCATCTCGATCGCTTTTGACCTGACGAGTGCGGTCTGCTCGTCGGGGGTCATGCGACTCAATCTCGCCGGCGGCGGTGGAGTTGGCGTGACGGCGCGCATCGTTCTGGTGCCTGCCTGGATACCGCCCTCGGGGATGGGTTGGCCTGCACGCACAGCCTGAAACGCTGCGCGAGCACGAGCAACGTCAACGTCGCCCCCCGTTGCCGCAGGGGATGCGCTGGTCTGTGGTCCAGTGCCACCCTCGAAGCTCCGAGCCATGGCGTCGATCTCTTGCGTCGACATGTTACCGAGGTCATCGGCGGCTGGGGGTGGAGCGTCGACGGGCGGTCTTGGTGGACGGGCAAGGCCGAGTCCGCTGGCTTGAGGGACCACTGCCCCGATGTCGTCGGCCATCGCGCGAGTCACGCCGGCTGCCGCGTCAGGCGTTGACTCTTCAATGATCAACGGTGTGGCGTCTGCGATTTCTGGGGCCATCTTCCGCAACCATCGAGCGGCGGCAATGCTCGCCGCCAACGGCTTGCCAACGCCGGGAAGCTGAGTGAGGCCGACTAAGACAATGGGATCGATGTTGTCGGTCTTGTCCGCGAATGCCCTCACGGTCGGCATGACCTTGCTGACTGCCGCCTTGCCTGCGTTTCCCGCCGCGTTCGCGCCGGCGGCAATCTCGGCACGGCCTGCCTTGGTGGCCAGCGCACCCGCGCCAGTTAGCCCGCCACCCATGACGGCGCCAATCACTGAGTTCAGCGCCGCACGCTTGGCTGAGTCCTCAAGCCCTCGGCCTTCGCCGAAGCCCTGAGCGCCCGCCTGAGCTGCGCCAGCCTTCGCACCCTGCGCAACCTTGGCCGCGATGCCTGCGCGCGCCACAGTTGAACCTGCGCCGCCCAGCGCGCCTGGAACGATGCCGACGAGGGATCCGATGCCGTACTCCATCGGAGCAACGTCCTCGCGCGCAATGCGTGAGACCTCGGCTTGCTCGTCGCGCGCGTCTCGGGCGTAGTCCAGCGGATTGATTGCCTCTTGGCCCTTGATGCTGCGCACAATGTTGCCGAGGTGCAGTCGGGGGTCAGCCAGCGCCAACGCGCCGCGCGCCTCGTCGGCGAAGCCCATCGACATGGTGTCAGCCGCTCCAAGAGCGAACGCACCGGCCTTATCCACCGCCGTCATGGAGTCGCGCTGAACGGCAATGTCTGCTTCGTTTTCGCCCTGCCGCGCCTCGTCGGCAAGCTGCTGGCCACGAGCGAATCGTGCACGCTGTGCGGGCGACATCTTCGCCACCATGTCGGCGGGGAAGTTGGCGAGGAGGGGCTCTTCCGTGCTTCGTTGTTGAGCTTGTGCGACGGCCTGATCCTGCTGTCCTTTCGTCGTCAGCGATCGAGCACGTGCGAAACGTTTGGGAATGAAGAGGTTCCCCGCATCTTGAACGCGAGCGGTAAACGCCGCCTCCTCCTCAGGTGACATCCGACCGGCGTCAAACGCGGCAATCTCGGCCATGCTTGGAACTTTGCCGCTCATTCGTCGCCCTCGTCGATCATCTCGCGCACGAACGAGTCGTACGTCATGCCGTTGGGGATCGTGATTTGCTCGCCATCGAGGTCAATCTGGGCGCCATCGCGCCGCATGGCCCCCAAGCTGTGATTGTTTGCCTGCCACTGCGCTCGTGCGCTTTTGATGCGATAAGCCTTTTCAGTGAGTTCGACAACTTTGTCCATGTAGCGCGCGATGTACTCAGGATCATCGGTGGCAGCGGGGAACGGCTGCGACATCATTTTGATGTCGTTGTCCGACGCCGCACCGGGCGGGAGCTGCTCTAGAACCTTCTCGTTCTTGAATGCGTCATACATGGCGCGCGCTTCAGAGACATCGTCTTTGAACCCAAGAAAAGCCTTGACTTTCTCAGTTTCGGTTCCGAGGCGACCCGCCCACGCGTTCTTGACGGCAGGGTCACGGAATCGGGCAGCGATAATGCTTGCTCGCTTCTTCATCACGAGCGTCGCCGCAGCTTCGTCAGACATCTTGTTTTGCTGCTCAAGCTCTTTGTTTGAGAGCTTTTCGCCCATGATCTCGTTTGCCTTGTTCGCCGCCTCGTTCTTTGCGCGCTGAAGTGCGAAGTCTTCACGAGCCTTCCAGTAGTCGTAGCCAAGGCGGTCGGCGAAGTTCTTGGTTGCCGCCTCGTACTGCGCGCGTTGTGCCCCCTTGAGGTTGAGGTCGGCCTCGATCGTTTCCGCTGCGCGTCGAGATTCTTCCTCAGCCTTATCAGCGTCGGCAGTGTCTTTGCGCAACTTGACGTCGGCGTTGTCGAGGGCGAACAGGCTCTCTCTCTGATCCTTGTCAGCCACCGACGACAACATGGCGAACATGCGTCGTCGTGCCGCTTCGGGGTTCACCTTCGCCATCTCGACGAGCCGAGCGCGAGACCGCGCGGTCTTCTCATCGTTGGCGTTTGTGTAACCAGCCCATTGCTTATCCAGCACCTCGATGGCGGTATCGACGTCGCCATTCTGAAGCGCAGCAAACGGCTCCGCCAAGTCGGCGTAGGCCTGCTGCTTCTCGGTGGTGGTCTGGCGGTCATAGGCATCTTTGAAGCCGGTGACGCCCAGCGCTTGCGGGTTGCGGCGGATGAGGTCATCCATTTGCCGCAACGTCGCGCCGTCGCCCATTGCCCCCCATTCAGCGCGCGCCGCTGCTGCTTGCTGCGCCTGCAACTGCGCTGCTTCCTGGGCCTGCGCCATAGCTGCTTGCTTCTGCTGAAACTCAAGAGCCTGCTGTTGTGCCTGCCGCTGGGCATTGGCGATGTTCACGCCTTGGGCGCGCGCGTCAAGAAGACCCTGCCCAAGGTTCATGCCGGACTGAAGCCCCTGTGACATGGGGCGGAATTCGCGAAGATTGAAATCCCAAGGACCAGCCATCAGAAGCCTCGACGCTGCGTGTTACTGGCTGCCGCCTGCCCAATGCCGGAGAACGCGCCGCTCGCACCACCTGTCGCGATGTTTGCGCCAAGTCCGAAGAGCGTGCCGGCGCTGTCGCGAAACTCCTGTTCGCGTTGGCGACGTGCGTCGATCTGTGAAAGGGCGACGCCAGACCGAAGCCCAGCGAGGTCACCGCGCAACCCAGCCTGAATACCGGCGAACTGGCCAGCAGCGCCCAGCCCCTGCCCCGAGAGGCCAGAGAGGCCACCGAGCTGCTGCTGAATCAGTTGATCCAGAAGCTGCGGCCGAAACTGCGCCAACATCGATTGTGTGTTGCCGCCACGCAGCCCGCCCGTTGCCGCTGCGTTCTGCAAGATAGCTTCTTCACCCGTCTGCAACTGTGCGGCGAATGCCGGCGAGTTTTCGATCATCGCGTAGGCCTCTTGCTGAGCCTGCGGGCCAAGCAAACCCATCAACGCTTGCTGCTGCTGTGTCGCCTGCTGGCCGGCCTCGTTGTAAAGGCCCAGCGCGTCGTCTGCGCCGTCGATACCCGCATTCAGTTCGCCCGCGCCAGCTTCGCCCGCGCGGGCAATCTCGTCATCAATGCCGAGCTGGCGCTCTCCACCCCTGCCGGTGATGGCCTGATACGCGCCATATGTGCCCATGTAGATCGGGGCGTTGGCGAGGAATGCAAGTTGCTCACCTTTGGTGCGAGGGCGAGCATCTTGAAATCCGGGGATGCCCTCCAAGAACCCAGTGTCAACGAACCCATCCTCGCCAAGCCACTCGCCAAAGTCCATCGGACACCTCGCACACAGAGACTACACCAATCGTCGAGAACGTCACGCACCGACGTAGTAGTCAGCAGTCACACGCCAAATGGTGTCAGTGCTCGCCGGGCAGACAATCGTCGTCGCCGTGTTCGCCGCCGACGATTTGAGCGGCTGTGATTGTTCAAGAATCTCGGCCACACTTGTGCCAAGCGCTCCGGCGGTGGGGAAAGAAAAGGCACGAGCGCCGGGCAGATTTGTCGTCGTAACCAGCGTCGGGGTTGCGCCCGCGAGGCCCGCAGTCGCGAAGAACCGCTGAACCATGATGCGTGTGAAGTAGTGAAACAGCCCAGCGCCAGCGGCGGGCACGGTGAGGGTCACCGCCGTGTTTACAATGGCAGTATTGGTCACAGAAAGTAGAGCAGGAAGCGGCACCGTGATGATTGCGTAGTCCGCAGCTGTCGCACGCAGCGCCACGACGCCAGCGCCGGAGGTGAATGCCGAACACCGCACGCGAAACCGGCGAAACCCCGTCACGCCAACGGCGACAGTGGTAGCGGTGGCTGTGATTGATGCAACCACTTGCTGAGTCAGAACGTTGATGCCGCTGATCCCAACGTAGTTAGTCCCGTCGACAGATGCCTCAAAAACGAATGTGCCGACGAATGTGCCGCGAATGTCGACCATGACGACAGCAACGCCGTCCATGTCGACCACGGCTTCGGCATTCAGCGCCGCAAGCGATGCGGTTGCGGCACGCGCATCGGTCACTGTTACATTGGTGATCCCGTCGAGGAATCCCCTGTATTCATTGCCACGGGCGTCGCGCCAAACAGTCATAAATCACCCAACTACGTATGAAAGATTGAACTGTCCGCCAATGACGTTGTCATCGTCGGCGGAGATGGTGACAGTAACAAACCCCGTGTCCGGCACAGCGCTGAACGAAATGGGCATGGCACTGGGCTCATTCTCGTCAGCCTCGACTGTCGGCCCCCACCCGATGATGATCTTCGACGCTGCCGTTACACTTGCGTCAATAAACGTCGTCGTCTGCTGTTGCCCACCGTATGGCACGGTGACGGAAACGGTTTTAATCGCGACGCCTGAGCCGCCAAGGATTGTGACATCGGCGCTGTCGGTTCCCGCGTTATCTGCGACCGTCGCGCCGCTGACGAAGTTGATGCGCTTGCGAGTCGAGATGGTGGCACCGGCTTGACCCACCTCGACGGCGTCAAGCTGAACAACGACACCAGTTTCGCGGACAACCTTCAGCCGGTTGGACGTGTCAGCGAAGACCACCATCTTGTTCGCCACTGTCGACGGGAGCAGGCCCTCGCTGACAGCGACTTGGTTCGTCGAGACCAGTGGGCCTTTCACCTCAATGGCGGCATCAAGAGTCGACGTCCCCGTTGTTTTTGTCGTGCTGTTGTGTGTGAGGTTGCCGAAATCGAAAAGGTTTGTGCCGTCGAATCCGACTACGCCTTCAGTGGTGCCCGGGTCTGCGCCGAATGGCGTCAGGCCAAGAAGTGCTTGTGCTTGGGCAACGGTGAGATCAAGCGGGCTGGACACGCCGCCGGTGTTGTTCCCCTTAATTGTGTTAGCCGGCATGTTCGCCAGTTTGGCGTTGCTCACAACGCCGTTACCGATGAGCGTCGACGGCGACGCGCCACCAGTGATCAAGACGTCGCCAGCTGCGACCGTGATGACAGGTGTCGGATTCGCCAGCCGCCACCGCGACGATGTCCCGTCGTAAACCAGTCGCACAATCTCGGGTGGCGTGAACGACAATGCCACGCCGGTTAGTGTGCGGATTCGATTTGCTGCCGACGACAAAGCGGATTCGTTGGCCAGATTGATGTTCTGCCCTGATCCGATGTTGGCGATTTCAATCACTCGCCCGTCGACGCCACCCGAGATGCCGGTGATCGTTCGTGTCCCGGCGCCTGGGTCGAGCCGGAACTTTGAAACCGTACCAATGGCGTAGTCGTTGACGTCGCCCGTCATCACTGCTGGCGTCGCCCATCCAAGGGGTGACACATCAGCCTCGCTGATTGCAAGCAACGCCTTCGCTTGAGTCGTAGTGATGTCGAGGGGGTTGGCTGACCCTCCGGTATTGTTCGCTTTGAAAGTCGACGCCGGCATGTTCGCCAGTTTGGCGTTGCTCACGGCATCGGCGGCGATTGTGGGGTTCGGGTACGTGCCCGTGAGGTCGCCACCCGCTGGGCCTGATGGTGGCCCACCGCCACCGCCACCTCCGCCTGCGAGGAGCGCGTCAACGGCGGCGAACAAGAGCTCGAGCTGACGGCGAAGACGCAAATCACCGTTGCACAGCCGGTCAAGCTGTTCACGGGTGACCTTGAGCGTCGCCGTTGTCGAAGTCATCAGTACACGCCGCTTTCAATCTCGGCTTCAAGGCGAGCGAATGACAGGTGCGCGTCTGAAGTGCCCTGAAACCGCTGGATTCGTTGATCGTAGAGTGGACCCATGCGGAACCAAGCCAGCCGCTTGTTGCGCTCCCCAATCGAGCCTGCGTTGATGTAGCGAGGCAGGGACCATGTCATGCCGTCGAAGCTGTGCGACGTCGAGATGCGCGGATTGGCACCAACGGCGACGCGCCCGGTGAGCGATGAAAGCTCAAGGCTACGAACGACGGCGCTCTTGCCTGCGTTGTAGATGATGGGCGTCGAGAACTCCCATCGGCGAGGCTCACCGTAAATGGTGCCGATTCTCTCGTCGAGAACACCGAAGCTATTCGACGTCGGGTCACCCACCCACCATCGGTCGAACGCAAACGTGAAGTACCGCGCGCGCGTTGGCTGGAAGCCGACAAGGCCCGACGACAACGTGAACCAAACCTGCTGGCCAAGTAGCTGTGTGGCAACGCGATCGAACACCAGCGTCCGGTCCGGCAGATGGATGTAGAGGTGCTCGAAGCCGTTGAAGATGCGTGACTCACACACCGTCGTCGCGAGTTGCCCCTCAGTGAACCCCGCCAGCACACGGTCTACCTCGACAGTGGACAACTTCACCGCCGTGCCGCTTTGCGCGAGGTAGACGCCAGGCGCCTCGTTGAAGCCGCCACCAACGAACGCCACGACGTCACCGAACACGCACGAAGCGAACGTGCCGAGCGCGCCCTTCTGCACCTGTGCACCATCAACGACGGCGAAGGGAAAGCCGGTTCCGCCGACGAGGTCAAACACCTCGATGGTGTAGCGGTTGAAGCTGTAGACCTCGTTGCGCAGACGAAGCAGGCCCAAAATGGGGTCGGGGTTCGCCTCATTGCTGGCGTATTTGTCAATGCGAACCTGCATTGGGTCATTCAACTCAGTGACGACGACGTTCGTGCCGTCGGTCGACATGAAAAAACCCGCAATCCACACAACATCGACGCAGACGCCAAGGTCGATGTCAGTGACCTCGACCAAGGATGAGCCATCCCAATAGTAGAGCCGCTGACCGCTCTGGATGCCGAGACGGTCAAAGCTGTACGTGAATCGCACAGGGCCACCGTCTGCAACTGTTGCCAGTGTGGTCACTGCACCGTTGCTGTCGATGCGAACAAGGGATGTGCCTTGCACGGCGTGGATTGCGCCCTCCCAGTAAATCATACCGCGCGTTGCGCCTACGCCCGTGCCAGCGTCGATGATGCCTTCAGCGGGGCGCAGATAGCCAGCGCTCACGCCATTCTGCAACGCCACTGGCACGAGATTGACGGGCAGACTCGCGCGGATGTCTGGCCCGTTGCTCGTGTAGATGCCCTGCAGGATGGGAATTTGTGCCATCGGTCAGCCGATCCGCCAGTTGGTGCCGTCGCTGACAACAAGAAGGCGGTTCGCGCCTCCGCCAGCGACGATGCCGCCCGACGTGGTTGCGTTTGCGTCAGTGACAATGCGGATGATGTTGGTGTTGCTTGCCGCTGCGGGCAACGCAGCAACAGTTGACGCTGGCACGCTGACACCCAAAGTCGTTGTCGCTTTTCCGGTGATCGCTACATCAGCAGACGACGTCATGCCGGCAACGGTGCCACCCAATGTGATGGTGGTGGCAACGATGGCGCAATCTCCGGACACAGCATTCAGGGTGAGAGCACCTGTGCCCTTTGACGATACCGTGAGCCCGATGTTAGTGTCGCTTCCGATGGCGGAAATCGCCGGGCTGCCGCCTGCCGCCCGGTTCGTCATGCGAACGTAGTTGGCGACTGGTCCGGGGTCGACGTAGTTTCGCGCCAGTTCAAGCGCGGTCCCACCGTTCAGATCCTTGATCAGCCCGCCCGTCACCGTGATGTCGCTGAATGTCGAGGTTGCACCAAGACTTTGCGAGACGCAGAACCAAGTATTTTGGAGCGTGTTGAACCGCAAAGCGAAGAATCCGCCCGACTGGATAGCTGTTGGGATTCCTGACCCCAGCGCTCCGCTTAGCGTGACGGAGAACGATGTTACGGCCTGCCGTGATGTGACAATAACCTCTTGTCCATCCACCGCACTCGCCGCAGCGGGCAACACCACCGTGCCAGCAGCAAATCCACCCGTCGGTGAGATGATCGCCCAAATGTTCGACGCGGACGCCGTCAATGCGACCGTGAACCCCGAAGACGTCGGCGCGGCGGTCTGCACTTCAAACTGAGGATTGGCGAACGTGTCCGAAAAGAAGTCCAGCAGCGCCGACAGCGACGCCTTGCGCGCGTCACCGTTCGCCGACGAGTAGGTGACAATCTGGTCACCCGACGAAAGGGATGACGCCGTCGAGAGCTGGTTGATTGTCTTGCTCACTGTCTACTCCAAATCCAGTTCGCCATCAGGGCCAACGTCGAGGTCATCGGTGGGTTGAAAGAACGGGCTGTCGGTGTTGCGCCACGGCTTGTTGCCAGCGCCAACGGGCAGCGTCGACGGGTACTGCATCAGCGGCGGGGTCGCGGTGCGCGTGCGCATTGCGTTCATGCCGCGCGACGCCGACACACGTGTCTCAGCCATCGGCGTGCGCCCGAACGCAGGCGCCAACACAATAGCGAGGTTTGCGATCACGGCCTCGTTTGCCCAGTCAGGAATCCCCGTGTCGGCGTCGGGGTCGACGTCGTTGGGGTTGCTCATCGGGTAACCAAGGCGGATGCCTTGGCCATTCCACGACGCCATCATCGTGTCCAGCCTCTGGCACCCACGCAGAAGGTCATCAGCCTGAAGATCGTACATGTTCGTCGCCATGCCGATTTCCGCCATCGCCTGGTCAACGAACTGGCGCTTTGTGAAGCTCAAGGGTCACCCTTTCGCGTCGATGGCCTTGTTGATCAAGTCCAGCAAACGAGCATCCGAGATGCGCCCGTCGTAGTCGAGACCAAGATCGGCAGCTTTCGCCTTCAGTTCTTCTCTAGTGGGCGGAGCATCGTCGGCCGGGGGTTCGACGGGGGTGGCGACCGAAACCGCAGCAGGCTCGACCACAGGAGGCGGAGCACATGCCTCGGGCAACGTTCGGAGCCATCCATCAGTCAGGGCTGCGGTCAACTCAATCTCGTTGGCGATGCCCTTGTAATCGTACGTCTTGCCGGGCGGGCCACTGTGGCGACCGGGCGAGCGGTAGACGATGGTGGGGAAGTCAGACACGCGCAAACCTCGTCGGTGTGGGTTGAATGGTGGGGCTTTTCAGAGGCTGACCCCAAGCCCTACATCAAACGCGGAAGACGCGGAACGTGTTCGCTGCGGTCTTGTAGAAGCGGAACGTTTTCGACGTCGACAGCGCAACGACCAAGTCAGCGGCGTTGCCGTCGCCAGTCACGCCTGCGCCCAGCCCGAGGGTCAGCGTGTTCGCTGCGCCGCTGTTGATCAACGTCAGCTCGAAGCTGTCGCCGATCGTGAACGTCGATGCGGCGTCAAGCTGAGTGCCGGTCAGGGTCGTGGCGACGACGGCCGCAGCCGTCGTCGACGCAATCGCGCCGCCAAGCATCTGGGCCTGTGTGAGTGTGGCCGTCGCAGGAACCGAGGCGGGCGTCACCTGAAATGGCCCGAGCCGGCCGTCGATTGAAACAGCAGGATCGACGCCGACCGAGTACCAACAGGGCTGGCCACCGTAGGCGTCGATGGTGACCTGCGCCGCTGCGGCAAAGGTCGGAGACAAGTACGGCGCGCCACCAGCCGCCACGTCGGCGATTTGTGCGTCGACGCTGGGGAAGTTGGTGAACGTGCCAACCTGATTGACCTTAAAGACACCGATCGACGCAACGCTGATTTTCGCGCCGGCCGGAATGTTGATGGGCGCCGTGATGGCGTTTGCGGGAACAAGAACGAGAGCCATATGAGTCTCCTGTAAACCTTGAAAAGAGAAGAAAAGGAAGCAGAGGCGGCCCAAATAAATGAGCCGCCCCCGACGAGGTCAGGGCTGGCTGAACATGATCGCGCCAGCCATCTCGGGCCGCAGAATGCACACGCCCCAGAAGCAGTCGACGCGGACCTTTTCCTTCATGACATTGCCGTCGAAGAACTTGGTCACGACGAGCTCAACGCCGTTCTGGGTGGTCATGCGCATCGACGCCACACCTTCGTTGGCGGGGACTTCAATGCGACCCGGCAAGATCTCGATTGCGCCCTTCATCGCGAAGGGGTTGATCGCACCGAGGGCGGTGTTCTGAAACACGATCGCGGCTGTTGCGGACTGCGAGGCCAGCGACACGTTGCCGTAGGCCTTTTCCGCCTGTGTGGTGCCTGCCGCGTTGATCAACGGCGGGCTGATTTCCAACACGGTGCCGCTGATGACCTTGGTGACGATGAAGGTCTGAAGCTGACCCGTCGAGTCCTTCGTCATCATGTTGCAGGAGTTGACGCCCGCAACGGTGAAGCGGTCGCCGGCGGCAACGTTGGTCGTCGCCGACACGGTCACCTGCTGTTTGCGGTTGTCGAAGTTCTGAGCCTGACCCGTCGTCGCAGCGGCATAGCCCTGCGGCAAGAGGTAGTTGCCCGCGCCGCCAGCCGTGTACAACGTCGAGATGGTCAGACCACCACCGCCGAGCGCAGCAGCCTTCTGGCGAGGGTAGTCGAGTTTGAACGTGTCGATCGACGCCACGCGGCCGATGTAGGCATCACGCAGAGCGCCGGAGCTGATCTCGTTGTCGAGAGATCGAGTCGCAGTCTGAAGGTTGCTTGCCGCGCTGTTGTAGTCGCGCGAAGACATCGCCAGCCAGCGATTGCGGTACGGAATACCACGCTCGTTCATGATGGCATCAACCAGCGAGATATCGTCGTAGCCAGCCGCAGCGGCCGAGCGCTTGACGAAGATCGAACCCTGGTTGCAGACGGCGTCCAGGACCGACTTGTTGACGTCACTGGCCAGCTTGTCGGCCATCGCCTGCTGGAGTCGCTCGCTCTGGAGCTGGTCGCGAAGGTCCAGCGTGGTCAGGGAGAACGGTGCTGATTTGTACTGATCGATCGTCGCAGGCACGGCGGTCTGCGTGTTCTCTTGGAAGTTCGCCGTCTGGTCGGTGCCGTCATAGCTGACGCCGATGTACGGCAACACGCGCCAGATGGTATCATTGGCTCGCGCCATCTGAGTCTGGTCGGTCTGGTACTTCTCGGCCAATCCCGAGATGACGAGATTGTCCTCAAACTTGACGCCAACCTTGGCGAAGTCGACGAGTTCTTGCTTGGTGAACTGATTTGCCATGGCCTGAAATCCTTACTTCTTTTTGGCTTGCTCTGCGAGGAGTCGCATCAAGTCGGTTGCGTCGCCCTTGGATGCTTTCTCTTGAGCCTTTGCCATTTCTTTGTCCCGCCCTGCCGACGACGGCGAACCATTCGCGCCTCGAACAGGTTGATCGGGCGATGATGCTGGGCGGCGAGGGGTGACCTTCACTTCTTGCTCCGTTTTCGCCAGTGCCGCAATGAACTTCACAGGGTCTTTGATGTCAGCGAGTGCGCGCGCCTTTGCTGGATTCTTACCAAGAGCGTATGTGAGAAGAGCAGAATCGTCGGCAGCACGCAAAATCATGTTCTGCTGCTCGATCGAAAGCGCCGTGGTGACGACGTCGACGGCTGCGTCGTAGTCTTTCACCTTGGACGAAAGCGTGGCAGCCTTTTTGCGGTGGTCGGCGTAGACCGCTTCGACCGCTTGGCTCTGTGCCTGCTCTCGTTGCCTCGCCGTGACCTTGCGGGCGGCTTCGTCTTCCGCCCACTTGGCCACGGCATCGCGATGCCTGTCTTCGTCCCAATCAAAATCCCGAAGCTGCGGTGGTGCAGCAGGAACAACAAGGGCAACAGACTGGGTCTGTTGAGTCTTGGCGAGTGCCGCCTTGAGGTCCCTGTTCTCCTTGCTGACTTCTCGCTCTCGCTTGCGCAGTTGCTTCAGCCAGTCGGGTGCTTTTTCGCTCTCGGCCTCTTCCTCTGGAGCCGGCGTTGCTCCGATGGTGACTTGGACTTCGCTAGACTCGTCCTGTGCGGCGTTCTCCTCGGGCTTGGCCTCTGCCTCGGCTTGCGCCTCGGTTGTGGCTTCTGCGGCCTCTGGGGGCGTCTCCTGTTGAATCTGGTCCTGTGTCTCTGCCACCTCTGCCTGTGGTTGCGTCTTGCTGGCCATGTGTCCCTTGCTCAGCCCTGGTGCGCGGCGGGCCGGATTGCCGTGTGGCCACTATGGCACCTGCACCATTTTGGTGCAAGTTGCGCGATTTTGGGGCTATTGGCGCCGAAGGCCGCGCAGAGACAAGGCCAACGCCGGCGCGAAGCTGTCCCGCGCGATGCCAGGCACCTCGGCCTTGACCTTTGCCGTCTGCGCCCGCTTGAGTTCCGTCTCGGCAAACGTCTCCAAGACCTCGGCCTTGGCCTTCTCCGCCTTCGCCGCCGCTTCCATGGCTGCCGCCTGCAAGAGCTGCTGCTGTGGGTCAGGCGGCTTCTGTGATGCGGCTTGGGCCTCTTGCGCCAGCTGCTGCTGTTCCTCTTCGGTGGGCTCGACGACGCCAAGACGAACCAGCTTGTTGCGAGCAAACTTGTTGAGGTCGCCGACGCCTTCGCCCTCCATGTTCATGAGGATGAACGACGTCAGCACCTGCTGCGTCTGAGGGTCTTGTACCACCGAGAGCAGTGACGTCGCCTGCGTGACGACTGATTTGCGCTTCGACGAGGACGACGGGCCAATGGTGACGTCGACGTCAAAGTCGGCGTCGTCAAGGTCGTTCTCCATGTACAGGGCGCCATCGTCCGCTTTGTTCGGGCGCTTGAGCACCAACTGCGACGGCTCGCCGTTCTCGTCGACAGCCATCATGCTGCGACCCTCCTCGCTGTAGATCTCGCGCGCCATGCCGAGCCAAATCTCAGCTTCGCGTTGCAGCGCCTTGGCGTGGTTGTCGACGTAAAGATACGTCTGTTCGTCGAGGCGCTCCTGAATGGCTTCTACCGTGCGCCCGCTGACGTTGCTCATGAGTTGATCGGCACCGCCCTGGTTGCCGAGGATATCATTCATGTCGGCGTCAGACGTCTGCACGAGAGCCGCCAGCGCAGGCGGAATCTCAGGCTGTTCTGTCCACCCAAGCGGGCCCGCTGGCGCCGTCGTCCCGTCGGCCTGTGTCAGCGGGTTGATCGTCATGTACGCGCGCTCTTCGATGTTGGCATCCCGCCAAATGGCCTCGTGGCCTTGCACTTGTTCGGGGGTGAAGATGGGTTTCTTCGTCGACGACACCGAGGCAATCTCAGCAATCTTCGACATGGCCATGTTCTTCAGCCGCTGTGCGTCGGTGGCCATGCGGACATGGCCGTAGGCTCGCTCCACGCCGTCGATCACCGCGCGGTTGCCGTAGCCCATCACGATCGGGATGTTTGGCCCCGCGGTGTATCCGCAGTCTTCAATGATGGACGCGCCGTTGAGAATCCACTTGCGTACGCGCCTCTTGGTGGACTTCTTCGTTCGTACCTCGCGCCAACCTGTGATCTCGAGCCGCATCCGCAGGGTTTGCTCGCCCTCGCCGACAGGCGCGTCAAGCTGTTCGTCGTCGTAGCGCGCCTCTTCGCCCGCCAGCGACTGGAGCACGCGGACCGTGCGCTTCTTTTCCTCGACCTCGTAGTACTCGCAGACCACGACGGTGTCCGACGTCGTCCAGTCGAACTGAACCTGGGTGACGGGCTTGGGCCAAGATGCCGGATCGTCGTCGTACTTGTCCTTGTAGGCGTCCCACGTCATCGGGTGCAGGACGAACGCACACATGGCATCGCTCTTGTCCATCGACTTCGACGAGGGATCCCAGTAAACGCAGCTGTCGGCATCATAGATGGGCTTCCACTGGATGCGCTGGCTCTCGTCGTTGTTGTTGTCGTCGTCGATGTAGTCTGTGCACAGCCGCCATGCACCGATGCCTCCGGTGACGGCCTCATCAAAGCCGTTGTCTCTCGCCTGGTTGGCGTTGCTCGCCTTCGCATCTGCACGGTAGATGCCCATGACGGCGTCGGCGAGGTCCCGCTTGGTGCCGTCGTCGTCGTCGTCCTTTGGGTTGAAAACCACGTCGATGCGGTGGTTGCGCATGTCGTTGAAAATGCGGCGGATTGATCGCGCAATCTTGTTCAGCTCGAACTTCGGCTTGTTCGCGAATTGCTCGGAAAGAGTCTCCCACTGTGCGCCGGCGATGTGCGCAAAGCGGCGGTCTTGCAGACACTGTTTGCGCCCTTCGAGTGTGGCGATGGCGACGACGTCAAACGTTCGCAGCGCCCGAGCGTGTACGGCTGATTCGCGGTCTTGTTTCGTGGGTCGAGACATGGGTCACCATCGGTGGGAGATAGTCGGTGGCGGGATATAGGGGCCCCTTGCGGCATGATTGGACAGCCGACGCGCACCTTCGCACGCATAGCGTAGCGCGTCGATCACGTGGTTGTCTTTATCTTGCAGCTTGGGCAGCACCTTGCCGCTCTCGTCGACCTTGTAGCAGTAGCCGCCGATCTCACGGATCGTGTTGTGGCAACGCGGGTGAATGACGAGATCAAAGCCCTGCAAGAACGCGATGCCCTCGTCGACAGAGCCAGCACCCTTGACCGAGGACTGCACCTTGCGCAGCCCGTTGTTCCGAAGGTGACTGATGTGCTCGGGGCGGCTGCTATCGGCGATAGACGGCCACTTCTCCACGTCGGGGAGCTGGAGCAGAAAGTCGGGAAGGTCCACCGTTTCGACGCCGACAGCAAAGACCTCGTGGTCGACGTACAGCGTGCGCCCGTCGAGGTAACACCGCACACCGACGGTGGGATCGACAGCAAAACCGAAGTCGATCCCGAAGCGAAGATGAGCAGACGACGGCGCTTCGAACTCTTCAATGCGCCAGTTTTTGAACACCTTTCTCGACGACAGTTGCTCGTACTGCCCGCACCAAACGTGCAGGTATCGATCACGATTGCGCTTGCGATCGTGCTCCATCTCTTGCTTGAGCTCGTCGGGAAACCAGCGGTTACCCCACCAGTTGACCTCGACGACGATGGCCCCGTCTGGCTTCTCGACACGTAAAAATCGGTCGACAGCGTCGACGGCGCTGCGTGGGTTCCAGGCGAACCAGAGCTCAGAGCCGGGCTTACGGACCGTGGGCCGCAAGAGATCGAGAGACAACTGCGACAAAGCCTGTGCTTCCTCGACGAAGGCTATGTCGTAGTTCGCGTAGGACTTGATTGTGTCTGCTGTATGGTCGCGCATGCCCACAAAAGTGATGATGCCGCTGCCCCCACGGCGGAGAATGGTGCTGCGCTGGACATCAAAAAGGTGGCCGACACCGAGCGACTCAATGCATAGTTCGATGGTGCGCTTGACGCTGTTGCCGAGTGAATTCTGAAACTCGCGCACGCAGAGTGCCGAGCAAGAGGGATCGGCCACCATCCGCTCTACGATCAGGCCAGCGAAGAATTCGGACTTGCCCGCGCCTCTTCCACCGTGGGCGCCCTTGTATCGCCCCGGAGCAAGCAGAGGGACCGCCCAGCGGGGTGTTTCAATCGCGAGTGTGGACACAGCGGGCAGCGTAGCAGGCCGGTAGCGCTACGTCAGCCCGAAGGATGGCTCGGCAATCGGGGTTCCCGCGACGAGCTCGTGTCGCGGAAGAGGCACCCACCCAGTCGGTGCTGGCCCCTCGCGCTGGTCCTCACCGGGCGACCCGTACAGCCAGCGCCAGCCCTGCGGTGTTGGGTAGCGTTTGGCCACGCCCGACGGCGTGAGGACCTCGAGCCCGGGCCTTGGATGCTGATCGTCGACGTCGCGCCACCGGCTCATGCTGTGCCTCCCGGCAACTTGTAAGTGATGCGTAGCGTGCCGCGCGCCGTCCGTCACGCGTCTCTCTTCGCCGGCAGCACGTCCACTGTCTCGGCTGTGAGCGCCGGCGGCTTGGCGTGGACGCTGTCGACGATCACGCGTGCGATCTGCGTAATCGTCGTCTCACTCTTGACGTCGACGTCGATTGTCTCTTTTGCCTTGCCACAGATCCTCTCCACGTACCACTTCGCCGCGGCGAATCGGTGCTCTGTCGACGCCGACAGGTCCGCCTCCGTGACGACGTGCTCGTAGCCGGGCACCGTCTGTCCTGTTGCCTGCGCCACGATCACGGCCAGCGCCGCGTCGACGTGCGCGCCACACCATGACGGCAGCCGACTCCTGCCTGGCCCACCCTTGTTGCCTGGCAAAAAATGCCCCCGTTCGCCTCGCGCGATCGGGTCGCTGTCGGTCTTTTGTGTCGTCACGGTCGCTATGGCCGTGACGAGTCTGTCGTTGGTGTCAGCCATCCAAATATACTAGCTGTTCGGTTGTGAGCGTGCAATCGGCGAACCAAACAAACGTTCGATTCAATTCAAGTCCCGCCCGCGCAAGCCCCATATATAGCGCCACCCACGTTCGCCGGCTTCAGCACTTTCTCTGCCGGGCAAAACGCCCGGCAGCTACGCCCGACTACCGGTCCAGTGTAGTGCACACACGTACACTGGCTCACCTTTGCTTACCTTAGACGCATTGCGTCAGGGCCGGAACCCTAAAACGCCCTAGGATCGACTGAGACGGTCGCAATGGCCAGACCCGTCCACTGCCACTACCAGCACCTCAGTAGCGCCCTGGCGAGCCCCTAGAGCCCTTAGCGCGACATCAGCGAAATACGAGGTCGTTCAGCGACCGTACTCTGTCGGCACCCACTCCTGCGTAGCACCGTAGTCACTCCCTATAGGAGTAGTGACTACGTTTGCTACGGCGAAGAGGGAGGCGTAGTCTGCTACGCCGAACTACGGTCCGACTACCGACTACGCACGACTGTGCTGTGATGTCCGTCACTGTCTTTTACGCATTGCGTTACGCGTAGTCCGTCCGGCGCGGGGCCTGATTCCATCGCCATGGCGCGGCCTATTTTGCGGTTGCCGTGGCGATGCAGTGCCGGATCATGCCCTTGGCCATGCCGATACGAATCTGGTAGACCTGCGGATCTGTGCGGTGCCTCGAGCCTGATCTGCGTTTTTCTTCGAGCTAGATCATCGCGCCACAAAGCCGCTTGCCATGATTCCGTGTGCGCCGGGTCACAAAAAAGAAAGAACCACGAACGCCAGACTTGACCCGGCGCCGGATCAAGCGTAGGGTGGGGGCACGGCGCAAGCGGAATTACCCGACCGCGCCACGA